CACAGACTTTCTCTCTGTGTACTTTTGAGCAATCCTACAAACATGTATCCCAAACTTTTCCTGTTTTCCACGTTTTTCGTTTGTATGATCTACTTCTTTTTCTCTTTGTACGAACCCTACCACCTCGCTGTGTTATGCGAGGGCGCGTCAGTTGCTCGTGCCAAGCTTAGCTACTTGGTTTCCATAACCGCGTGGTTCCTCCTTGATCTTATTCCAATGTGCTATGCTGTAGCCTTGGCAACGCTTCTAAAACTCGTTTCACTCAGTTACTGGGACTTGTTTTGGACCGTTGTTATTTTCCTGGTCACACTTCCCTACCGCACTTTCTGGCTGATCGTTTCGACGACTTATGCCGCTTTCCAGTGCCCTAGGCAAGAGACCTTTTTGTTCTTTTGGTCCTATCCTCAATCTTATTATTGCACCTGGTATAACCAACATTATAACCGCTACAGGGTCCTTTCCAACCTTGATATGTGGTTACTTGCTGCGTTTGCCATTGCGTCGTCTCTCGTTCTTCTCGGGCTCTACTTAAGGTATCTTTTTGATACCAGAGCCACCAGGACGATGGAGATGCTGGCCTCGTGCTGGTCGTCATTCTTTTATGGCGACCCCTACAAGCATGCCCTGCACTATAAGACGTATCGGGATGTGTTCCAGTCAACACCCATACCTGAGGTTGTTCCGCATCGCTCCCATTCCCATGGTGAAGCCGCAGCCTTTAGAGCAACCGCAGGCGCATTCATGCGCAGCGTCGCTACAGCATTAGTTCACACGCCCTGGTCGTATCAGATGTCGGCCAACGAGCAGAGAAACGGTTTTTCCGGGACTCGAGCTCCGTTTTGGATCAAGGACCTTACGTCACAACCTAGACATGACCCTTTGCAGGATAATTCTGCTGTCATGATGGTGGATGTTGATTATTATGTAGACGTTCCTAGATGGGTGGCATCCAATTTCATGCCCCACTTGTTCTACACTTTCCAGCCCCAAACGGCCGGTAACACCGCAGAAGAATATGCGTACTCCTTTACCGATGACGTCGTCACGTACGAAGTCAAAGGAGGCGGGTGCTACAAGCACCAGGTATGGAACTATCAACAAGATTCCATCTCAGCCACGCAGTACTTCCTTGGGGTGATACCCGTCTCCCGCGCTTCCTATTTGGTCGAGCGCCGCACAGCCGGCGCCGAGCATGAGGTCATCATGCTCGTACCATTGCGCCGCTGGACTCTGTGGAACACCTGGCTTTCCCTCCTTTTTGTTGAAGAAACCCCACTCAGGCGATTCTCACTCAAAGTTGGAACCCACAACCGTCTACGCATCCATGACAATACTGGTATCCATGTGTCCACCGCTCTGGCGGGGTCACCGACTAGTATCACAATTCCTCAGGCCATTGATGAGGAGATTCTGACGGTATCACGTATAACTAAGCTTGACATTGCCTATCCTACGGTCGCCCAAATATTGGCCTCACACAAGATTGAGGACCAATCGGGAGCCAAGACCCTCTGCGAGTTTGCCAGGTTGCAAACCAACGGAGGTGACAAACGTGCTTGCGTCCCTATGCTGCAACATTATCAGTATACCGGACCTCGTTTTGACCCAGACGCTAAAACGTCTCTCACCCCATTTATGCTCCCCATGGCACTCCCCGCCTACGCGCCCAAAGTAGCGTATGAGAACGAGGATCGTATGGCCAAGGGTAGAGTTGTGAACGTTCAAAACGACGCCATCCCTCTTACTATGAAGATGGACACCCTCATCAATGAGTTTGTGTCCTGCTTCATCACGGATGACGTTGCAAACACATTTGGCCCGCTTGACTATGACGAACTTCTGTTCAGACAGAATCGCCCCACCCAACGCCGTATCCTCACCGCATCAGAATTTGATGAGACTGAGAGAGCAACCCTTAATGGCTTCATGAAGAAGGAGCCAAAGCCTGACGCCGGCCACCCCCGCCCAATAGTTACCTATGAGGGGGACACGAAGGCCAAGTATTCGCAGTTTATGTATGCACTTGCAGACCACCTCAAGACCCAGGACTGGTATGCATTCGGCAAGACGCCAAAACAGGTTGCCCATTCCATAATGGTCATGGCCGCCAATTCCCTCCAAGCTACATCTAGCGATGGTAGTAGATGGGACGGCCGTGTTAGCAACATCCTGCGGGAGCTGGAGACAAGATTATTGTCTCGTTTCTTTGCGCGTCAATACCAGGAGCAAGTGCACAAGTTGCATAAAAAGCAATACATGCGCAAGGTTCGTACCACCCTTGGAGTTGAATATGACCTCAAGTACTCCAGGGGTTCGGGTTCGCCCGAGACTTCCGTTTTCAACAGCATTGAAAACAAGTTTATTGACTTCGTTGCACGCCGTCTTGAAGAAGATAGCGAACTCGCCAATCCCTGGAATGCCTATGAAGCCCAAGGCATATTCGGAGGTGATGATGGCGTTTCTTTTAACATGGACGCTAAGACCTTGGTCGCAGCCGCAGCAAGCGTCGGCCAGTCTTACGCTTCGGAATCCCATGGTAGGGGTGATCCTATAAAGTTCCTCAGTAGAACCTACAGTCCAGCCATCTGGTTTGGAAGTTCTAACTCCGCATGTGACCTTGATAGATCAATGCGCAACTTTAATGCAACCACCCATCTGTCCGTACATGTTACCCCAGTCATGAAACTTGTAGAAAAATGTAGAGCGTATTCGCTCACCGATGCCAATACCCCATATATTGGCCCCTTTGTCACCGCCGTCATGGCCATAGCCGGTGACTTGGCGGATGTTGAAATAGAGGAGTTGCGACCCATGGTTTCATGGAACTCCCGCATGCCGTTGGAGGTACAGTATCCAAATGACATTGGTGACGAGGATTTGGCGTGGATCAACGCGCCGCCTGGTTTTAATGGAGATGTGTTTTTAGAGTGGGTCAAGAAAACCCGCTCCCTCGATGTCCCACGTGAGGCCAAGCTCAAGCTGTTCTTGAGCCCCCCATATTGTGACATCCGCCCTATACCGGTTACAGCAGCCGAGGAGGTGGTCGTTGACGACCACTTGTTACCCGCCGCTCCCAAGCAGCAGCCCCCCACCCCTCTGCTGGTTCTAAAACCGCTTCCCCCGTTGGCGCAAGGCCCAAAAGCCGCTGCACCACCACATCCCAAAGCCCCCCCTCGTCCCCCACCCAAAGCGCAACCTAAGGCGCCTAGCGCGAACAACAATGCCAAGAAGCCGTTTGTTCCATGCCATTTGTGCGCCGTTAATGGCAAGACTGTAAAGCATGCGTTTGAGTTCTGTTGGAATGGCAAGCCTGCCGAAGAAATAGCTGCAGCCAAGGCAGCTATTAAGGCTCGCCAGAAGAAGAAGTAGATGCGACCCGCGACCTCCAAGTCGGTAAACTGGTGGTGGTATCGGACCAAACCCGATTCTCCGGAGATGGGTACCGGACTCCGAAAACTTCTCCTTTTCAGCGCAACTTTCTCATTGCGCCCTTTTGAAATCCACCCACCCTGCCTTACCATTCATGCCAACTCCAAGCAAACCTAAGGCAAAGCCCTCCAACCCCCCGAATCGGCGTCCCCGACGGGGGAGGCGCACGCGGAAGAGACAAGCTAACTCTTCCGGTGTCTCATCCCAGAGACCTGTCAATCAACCAGGACAGGCATCTGTTGCAGCCGCCTATGCTTCAGGGCAGCGCACACGCGCTCCAAAGATTGTGGCGACCCGTGACCAGGTTCGTATCACCCATAGGGAACTCTTGTCCTCTGTTGCTGGTACAACTAATTTCACGGTGCCGACCCAAATCCCCCTGAACCCAGGCCTGCCGTACGCCTTTCCATGGCTATCGACGCAGGCCCAGGCGTGGGAACGGTACAGATTCAACTCTCTTAAGTTTGAATACTTTACCCGCACCGGATCCAATGTCCCTGGATCTGTGATGCTTGTTCCCGACTATGACGCGAGTGACGCTGCTCCTGATACCGAGCAGATTGCGTCTAGTTATGAAGACGTTGCTGAGGACGCTCCCTGGAAGGACATATGTTGCTCCCTCCGACCCTCAGCGCTCCACGCAATTGGACCCACTAAGTTCATTCGCTCTGGACCTATTCCCGCAAACACGGACATTAAGACGTATGATGCGGGCAACTTCTTCCTCTGCACAGTTGACGGAACTGCTGTCAATTGGGGTAAACTTTGGGTTGAATATGACGTAACCCTCTTTACCCCACAGCTCCCCCCCTCTGGAGGCGGCCTCATTTCTGCCGCCCACCTCACTGGAGCAAACCCCAACTCGGGTCAAATTTTGGGCGCGAACCCCACCTACGCGGCGGGTTCCTCCCGTGTCATCACTGGCCTCAACAACACTATCACGTTTGATGTGGCTGGCAAATACCTAGTAGTCCTCATGCAACACGGCACTGCCGTGACGCTGACTTCCCCCACCCTCTCGGCCGGGGCCTCTTACCAAACCATCCTTAGTACCAATAATGCTGGTGAGTTTGGGTCCGGAGATGACTACGCATGTATCGTTGCCGTTGTCAATGCTCTCAACGGCACGGTGATGACTTTCGCCAACACCATTTCTGCTGGCGATCTTTCTGACCTGTTTGTCTCCCAACTCCCTGGAGTCCTCCAGTGAGGTCGTGTGCTGGGGTGTCCGTTCCCCCTGAGCCCAAAACGGATAGTGTATTTGCAATCCACTTATCGATTGCGTTCCAACGGCTGTGGTCATTCCACCGTGCACTCTTCACGCCTAGCTGGCGCCGTTGTTGAACAGTGTTCATTGTCAAAGATGGAGAAACTTGACTTTTCTCTTGTGTTTCTTGACGACTGTTTTAGTTGCTGGTGTGCTTACAACAACGACCAAAACAGAAGTTATCCCAGGTTCTCCATCTATGACCCGGATACATGAACTCCCCTATAAAATTAAAG